GATGAATTTGTCGATGCTGAAGCTGCATTGATCACCAGAAACGTTGTTCCAAACTACTCTCGCGTTCCAACGTTAATTCAAAACTTGCGAATGCTCCCTGTAGGTAACTTTATTGCTTACCCAGCAGAGATCTTGAGAACAAGCGGCAACATCCTTGGCAGATCTATAACAGAACTCGCTAGTGACAATCCATATCTAAGACAAAGGGGCATGGAAAGGTTGATGGGGTTTGGAACGATGACTACGTTCTTGCCATCAGCAACTGTGGCTTTAGGAACTTCTCTTACAGGATCAAGCCAAGACCAGATTGAAGCATACAAACGATCTGGCGCATTCCCTTGGGACAAAACAGGCAACATCATTCCTGTAAGAACAGATAAAGATGGCAATGTTCTGGAGGTTATGAATGGCTCTTACACATTCCCTTATGACTACTTGGTCAGACCTTATCAAGCGGTGATGAACGCTGTTGTTAATGGCGAAAGAAAAGAAGAAACATTAAGCAAGATAGCTTTCAATGCTATGACAGATGCTAGTGCTGAATTTTTTCAACCATTTTTAGGCGAATCAATTATTACTGAAAGAGTATTTGATTTGCTTGCTCGTGATGGAAGAACAAGACTTGGCTCTGAGGTTTATGATCCAAATGATGAAATAGGGGATAAGCTGTGGGCTGGTACTGCCCACTTGCTTAATGGTCTTCTCCCTGTTGTATCTCCAGTTGAATTGAACACAAAAGAATCTCTCATAAAATCCACTGGATATGATGACTTCACAAGAAGCTTTCGCTTGGGTGATTTGACTCAGTCTGTTCTAGTAGAAAGCCAACTATTAGACCCTAGATATAGAGTAAGTGAAGGCGGTAGACAGTTAGATTTTTTCAACGAACTTGCTCAAGCAACCACTGGCGTTAAAACCATCAAGGTCGATATGGAGAGATCCTTGATGTACAAAGCTTATGAAGCAAGAAATGAGCTTGCCTCTGCAACAGAAGATTTTAGAGCAATAAAAAGAGCTTATGGCCCTCGCCCGCCAAAAGAAATTTTGGTTAAATTTCAAAAAGCAAATGAGCGCAAATATAGAGCCGCAAGAGATCTATCGATTGCAATAGACGATGCCAGGCTGCTTGGCGTTACAAATGAGAAGATAGCTAAAGTTTTGAGCAAACAAGTTGGCGGTATTGCTGATTGGCGTGCCGTAATGAACAACGTATTTATCCCTTACACACCACCGCCTAGTGTCGCGGTGGGCGCCTATGAAGCAAGTGAAACCAAGGTTAGAAACATTGTGCCTTTAGGTCAAATATCTGATGAGATAGGGCGGTCAATAAGAGACACCAGGCAAAGATTCGCTGAGCCGCCTGCACCCCAAGAAAGGCCTGCTCCGCTTCTTGAAAGAGCGGGAGAAGCTGCTCAAGAAGCTGCAGAGTCTGTTCCATCGTTGTTTAATCAAGCAACTCAAAGAGCATCACAGTTCCTGCGCCAGCAGGAAGAAGAAAAACTGATGGGTGGTAGTTGATGTGATCCCGAAGCGGGCACCAAAGAAAGGCAAGAGCAAGTACTTCGCCAAGAAGACTGAGTACGATGGTATTTTCTTTGACTCCAAGCTCGAAGCAGCCCGGTACAAGATACTCAAGGGTTACCAAGAAGCTGGTGAGATCACTGACCTTGAGGTGCAGGTAGACTTCCCATGCGTGATCACTGTCGAAGGTGAAGACAAAAAGATCTGCTCATACGTTGCGGACTTTCGTTACAAGCGCGATGGCAAGGTAGTGGTAGAGGACACCAAGGGCATCATCACTCAGGTATTCACCCTCAAGAAGAAGCTTGTCGAAGCCCTCTACCCTGGCCTCAAGATACTGATCATCAAAGACCCACGAGAGTGGGCCTAGAAAGGCATCTTGCGCTCATCAACGTTCTCAAGGTAGCTACCAGGGAACTCACGCCTCACGCTCTCACCCGTCATCATCAAGCCAGCTTCAAAGTCTGCCTTAGATAACTCACGCATCTCTGTGCTGCTATAGTGATACTCACCCGTGACTTCAGACGTTGAGTTGTAGAACTCCATGATCCCAACCTGATAGGCCACAGAATCCTCTGTGCTCTTGCCCGGCAGATGGTTGGCGTTCACAAGCTCTGGTATCCACAAGTGGTCATTGCAGCCCTCTCGCTGCTCATCAAGCGTCAGGGATTTCTGTTTGCGCTTGCAGAACCACACGGCGCCGTTTGATTCAGTCAGTGGCTTCACGTTCTTGCAGTTCCTGCAGTTGACCGATTCCGGCAGGCGGCGACCAAAGTAGATATTGCGATACAACTCCGACTCATTCTTCATGCGCCAGTCCTTCTCAGACATGCGCGTGCTCTTGTCGGGAGCGTCACTGGTGATGATGCGCCAAGCCCTAGCTTGAGCCTTATCCCACATGTCTGGGTTGTAATCGATGATCTCTTCGTACACCTCGTTAGTGTTCTTGTTGACCACAACAACCATACACATCTCTAGGCCAAGCGCGCCCATGTAAGCATGAATCTGCCATCGATAGGTTTCGCTCCATTCCTCATAGCTTTGAAGCTTCACGAGCTCTTTGAACCGCTTGTCGTTGGCGCTCTTGACTTCCAGCAGTAGAATCACTTCTTCACTAGGGGGTGGAAATACGCCTTTGAGGAGGCCGTCACAAGAGCCTGCGAAGTGACCGCCAAGGAACGATGCGCGAAACTGATTGCCGTCCTTGTCATGCGAGGCGATAGATATCACGTCGGTATCGCGTATGTTCTCAACCACCTGGTCTTCGATGCGGTTGCCTAGGTCAAACAAGCGCAGCATCCTGCCGCCGAAGGTAGACGGTAAGCACCAACGGAATCCCATCCACTGCTTGTATTCATCGTCATAACCTATCCCGCTGAATCCAAGGTGCCCACGAAAGCGGTTGTCTTTCTCCGCTAGTTGCTCATCGATCCGATCAAAAATGGACGCTAACGACATTCCAGTACTTACCCTCTTTTCTTACAGTGATTTGTTTGATGTGTTCCATGGCTCCGTTGTGATTGACCTCAACTAAAGCCTGCTCAATGGTGCTGGGGCACCAATGGTTGTTGGTCAGTGACCGCCATTTTTTCTGTGCCATCATGCCAGCCTTGCCTCTCATGCCTATCATCAACGGCATGTTCTGTGGCCAGTAATCGCCGGGACTTGAGAACATGACATTGAGATACTCATTACCGTTCTTTGATGTCTTTGATTCAGCTGAAACGTACTCGATGTTCTTGATGCGCTCGTGTTTCTCTACTGGGTCTTCGAGTTCATCTGATAACACAGAACCTTGAGCCGCCTGCCTAGTGGCGGCAGCATCCTTCTCTTCTTCTTCAAACAGCTTGGGCTGCTCAACGGGTGCTGGCTTCAAGGCACCGCACTCAATGCATGTGTCACGATCTATGTCGTTGACCGCCACGCATGAGTCGCATATCCAGATCTTAGTTTGCTGCTCTTTCTCTTTGTCTTCTTTGCTTGGAACCGATGGACGGGCGGTGTCTATGCAGCCGTGCCGATCCATGTTCTCGCCATAGTCCAGCAGCATGCAGTCTTTCTTGTCGCCCCAGGTGCGCATGCCTCGTCCACAGATCTGAACATACAAGCCCAGCGACTTGGTGGGGCGTAGCAGTGCGATGCAGTCTGTGCGTGGAGCATCCCAGCCTTCAGTCAAAACAGACACGTTGCACAGTGCGTTGATCTGACCATTCTCAAAGCGTTCTAGCACATCCTCGCGTCTAGCCTTTGGTGTCTCGCCGGTCACAACCGCAGCTTCTACACCAGCTTGGCGCAGGTACAGACACATCTTCTCGGCATGAGCCACGGTGATACAGAAGAACACAGTGCTCAATCGGCCTTTGGTGTACGCCTTCTCAATCCAGTCATCGATGATGGCCAGCATGGTCTGATCTTCCATGGCCAGCTTCTCAATATCTGACTCGCGATAGTCACCACCTTTAAACTTGACCCGTGCAGTTGATGCATCGATTACGGCCTCATCATTTACCTTGAAGGCCGACAGACGGCACAGGAAGCCCTGTTGGATCATTTCAGGTATACCTACACGGTAGGCAACCCCTGCAAAGAAGTGCTCCTCAAGGCCGTATATGAAGCCTTGGCCCATGCGATAGGGTGTAGCGGTCACGCCCAGTATGCGTGGCGTTCTCCAGATGGAGGACTCAAAGTGATCAAAGATCTTGCGGTACCGGGTGTTTGGGTCTGGCGCCACATGGTGCGCTTCATCCACGATGATGTAGTCAAAGTCACCAGAGGTATCAAGCCTGCTTGGTGTTGCAAGGGTATCTCGACTGGCAATGACGATGCGCCCATCGACTTCGTATTGGTTCAACCCCGCAGCCAGAATGCCTGACGGCGCACATGGCCACACCTTCTTGAGCTTGTCTTCAGCTTGGCTGACCAGTTCTTGCCGGTGAGCTAGGATCAAAATCCTGCAGTCGGGCTCTCGCTCAAAGATCTCCTTGATTAGGGTGGCGAAGACAACAGTCTTACCAGCCCCGGTGGGTAGAACAATAAGCGGATGCGTGTCTTGGGTGTTGAACCAATGGACTGCCGCATCAACGGCTTCGCGCTGATAGTACCTGAGCTCCATTTCTTCTTTCTTCCATGAGTTTGCGGTAGGTGTTGCGCCAATACTCCTTGGCCCAACTGTCCTCTGGTGATTTGTAAATGCATCGCAGCACGGCGCGCTTA